AACATTAGCTTTGATGCGGCTAGTCCATTTGTTGCGGCAGGCGGTTATGCTTTGTCATACAACTACAATTACTTTACTCCACAGAAGCTAACATATTCTATGGGTAAGAGTATTGATGACAAACGGCTTAAGGGTTCCAAGCTAGCTATGCCACATCAAGGTCCTATCATGGAACGTTTGGTAGCAGGCGACATTTGTTGGCTCGGACCAAATGATGCTAACAAAGTAGGAAAGGTAGGAAAGACTTCCTGGGACACCATGTCCTACTTGCTCATCATGGCACATAACGTGTATAATCATATACAAGCAGTCCAAGAAACACTTAGACTTGCTGATGTTGAATATGAACGTGTTAAGGTTAGTTATAAAGATGCAACAGGATTTGGTAAGAAGCCTCCGCAATTAAGCGAGTTTATTCCCAACGATATTTTATACTTTAATAACTTTGTAGAAGTACTTTTTGATCCAACAACATCAATCGCTGATGCTCGACAAATGATCGTTGACAACACAACATTCCTAAACTCTATTAGCTTTGGTGGCGTAGAGGCCGCTAATGCCGCAAAGAACAAGGATCTGTTTGACACAGCCGAAGAGATTCCAGAAGAGGATGATATGGCAAGTCTTGATAACGAAAATCTAACCAAGCTCGAAGAGGACATGGAATGAGTATTGATCGCATCGCTCCAGACTTCTTTGTCGGGACGGAAGTCGAAAGCTCACCTGCAAAGGGCTTAGTTACTTTGTTTGTAGTTGGTACCCACTTGCCCGATAAGATTAAGGAAGTTATTGCAGATCGTAATTCTCACCTTGACTATTCTAAACATGTTCGTCATGTTTATCTTGGTGCAAATATGAGTTTTCATGGCATTGAGAATAACGATGGTTATACCTGGAATCAAATCGACGACATGGTTGATGGTTTATTGGATGACATTTCTATTGATTATGTAACCATTGACATTACGGCTGATCAAGTTGAAGGATTTTTAGAAAGCTCGTCAAGCGAGAATCAACGAGTCATTCCAATGGTTTCGGTGAAACTTCCTTACCTAAGACTGTTAAATTATAATACAACCATTAAAGTCGATGACAAAGGCTTTAATGCTACAAATCCTGGAGTATGGTGCATTCCTTTAGAGGATCTAACTAAAAGAAAGTACTTTACACCATGGAGTGCCTACAAAGGCGACACACCTGTAAACTAAACCAAGGAAAAATAAAATGAGTGATGATGTTAAAGTTGGCAACTTGAACAAGACCGTAAAGCGTCCGTTGCCTAAATCTGCCGGTGCTGAAGAAGCAGTAGCAGAGGCTAGCGGTAATGACGATGGCATTGCTGAACTTAACCGCAAAATGGACAAGCTTCTAGAATTTGCTCAAGCAATTGACTGGAAGATGTGGGTATACTTAAAAGCTAACAATTACATTGATTAAGGAATAACATGTCAACTGACATGATTTGGGTCACCTTCCGCAAAGAAGGCATTCACAAGTATCCAGCGGCGCTTACGGACCCTAAGTTAGCTACTGGCGGTACAGATGACGTAAGTTTCTTAGGTTTTCCGCATCGACATATTTTCCACTTTAAAATCTACCTAGAGGTTTTTCACGATGACAGAGATGTAGAGTTCATTCAATTTAAACGTTGGCTTGAAAACTTGTATAATCAAGGAACACTTGAATTGAATCATAAGTCCTGTGAAATGATTGCAGATGATTTGTACGAACAAATCAGCAAGACTTACACAGATCGTAAAATTTGGATTGAAATTTCGGAGGATGGCGAAAATGGATGCCTCAAACAATACTCTTAAACAACACGTAAAATTTAACCGCGGTGGTGACCGTGGTAACAATGGCTACCAGCAACGTAGGGCTGGTCTTAATATTAACCACATCAAGTTTGACTTGCTGAAAATCAGCGAGTTGTACGACGGTGTACTAAATGAGAACCTTGGGCATTTGCCTTTGGATTTCTACAATCAGTACCTTACAGATCTATGTAAGGATGGCATGATTTACAGTTATGCCATTGATACGCCCGAGATGCGTACCCATGAAGCAAGTGGAGATCGTAGCTTCACTTACACTATCAATGTGCAATCTGCACAAGATCGTGCCGCCAAGGCACTTAAAATCCATGTGGGCTTTTACAAGAGCGCATGGGCTCTAGAGACTGTTCATACAGCCGACGGTATGTGCTGTATGCCTAATCGCTTAGACCGCGATGAGGTTGCTAATGCGTAAACTCTTCTATATGGGCCTTGAGCCCTACGAAGGGCGCTACACACTTCAACTACAACAATGGAATGAAGCGGTGTTCAAACGCCGCGGAATTGACTATGTTGTTGTTCCTGGTAGCACCATTGACAATACCAAAGCTATTTCTGTAGGCCAAGTGTTGGACGCACATGGCCGCAGTTATTTTGGTATGAGTCAAATGATGAATCTTGTACAAATGATGCGTAGGGGAGATGTTACTGGCGAGGATGTTATCTACTTCGAAGACATGTTCCAGCCAGGCATCGAATCACTTCCATACATTATGGATCAAGTCGATGCAAGTATGCGCCCTAGGATTTTTGTTCGTTGTTTAGCTCAGGCAATTGACCCAGACGATTTCGTCCACGTTTGGGGTATGAGTAAATGGATGAGCACGTATGAGCAAATGGTAAATCAGTTTGCAACTGTATTAGCCACCAATGAAGAAATGGTTGCCCATATGCGTATTGCAAACTACACGGCGCCTATTTACAACATCAGTGGTCTTGCATTTGGCAAAGATGAAGTCCGCAGTCGTGTAAACAACAAAATTAAATCATGGCCAGAGCGAGCACATCGTGTAATTTTTGCCGCAAGGTTTGACCAAGAGAAGCAACCAGACTTCTTTATGGATGTTATCAACGAGTGGCATCGACAGTGGCCAGGCATTCCCGTTGAATTTGCAGTATTAAGTGGGGGACCGTTACGTAGTAACAATCCTAAGTACTTGAAACGTGCATATGAAATGGCATCTGCAGGTAAGTTAAAGATCTATGAGGACTTGAGTAAAAACGAGTACTACAGTATTGTTAATGACAGTAAAGTCCTATTCAACTGCGCTTTGCAAGATTGGGTTAGTAACACAGTGAGCGAAGCAGATGCATTAGGGTGCAATGTGCTGTATCCAGCATATCGTAGTTTCCCTGAAACTTTTGCAAACGATCACACTCGTCTCTATGTTCCTTGGTCAATTGATGATGCAGTAAACAAACTGCGTATTCAAATTTCTGGCCCACATGTAAATCAAGGCAAGATTAGTGATTGGAATAATGGGACTATTGATCGCATTCTTGATATCATTGAGGGCAAAGGCGAGCAATGGAATCGTGCAGGTAATCGATATCGAGATCATGTAGCAGGGGCAAAATACTAATGGATAAATGTGTAGCTGTAACTGGTTGTAATGGTTACATTGGAGGGCAAACTGTTCTAAGATTTAAAGACCTTGGATACCATGTTATTGGTGTTGACAGGAATACAACAGCGCCATGGATTCGTGGCATTGTTGATACTTTCATCCCCGGTGACTTTAATAATCCAATGTTTATTAATGCAATCATCGACAAGAATCCTTCATCACTTATTCATATTGCCGGCACAAGCCTTGTAGGACCCAGTATGACAGATCCGGGTCCTTACTACACTAACAATGTAGGTAATACTGCAAGGCTTTTAACTTCTCTTGCCGCAAGAGGTTGGAAGAAGACTGTAGTGTTCTCGTCAAGTGCCGCTGTATACGGAGACCCCGGAAATAATGCTCTAACAGAGTTAAGTGAGCGTAAGCCTATTAGTCCGTACGGACAAAGTAAGCTGATGGCAGAGCAAGTCTTAAGAGATTGTGCAAAAGGTTACGGCTTCAAAACTATTGCTTTGCGTTATTTCAATGCGTGTGGCGCAGACACCAAGGTACGACATGGTCAGTTGAAACAGGCAACACACTTGATTGCCCGTATCATGGAGACTATTGTTAATAAAGGCGTTTTCACATTGAACGGTGATGACTACCCAACTACCGACGGTACCTGTGTTAGGGATTACCTCCATGTAGAGGATATTGCCAATGCACATTATATTGCAACCATGTTTGCAGAAGGCATGGAAAAGGGCTCGTCTAGAGAATTTAATTTAGGTTCTGGCCGTGGTGCAAGCATTAAAGAAATTATTGCTAGCGTCGAAAAAATTACCGGTCGTATGGTACTAACACATACTGGCCCACGACGCGACGGAGACCCTGCAATACTAGTAGCAAGTGCTCATAAGTTTGCAAGAGAAGCTAGCTGGAAAGCAGATGCAAGTTCAATTGACAATATTGTAAAAACTGCATGGGCATGGTATAATTCAGTAGAGTACCAGAGTAGAGCATGAAAGTAGGATTTACCTGTTCAACATTTGACTTGCTACATGCAGGTCATGTCGCGATGCTTCAAGAAGCAAAAACACAATGCGACTATCTTATTGTTGGGTTGCAAAACGACCCAACGCTAGATCGTGCTACTAAAAATAAGCCTATTCAAAGTATTGTTGAACGCCAAATGCAACTTCGCGGCAACAAGTACGTTGATGAAATTTGGGTGTACAACACTGAAAAAGATCTAGAAGACTTGTTGTTGACTCTGCCTATCAATGTGCGTATACTTGGAGTAGAATACGAAGGCAAGGAATTTACCGGCAGAGAAATTTGTCACAAACGAAATATCGACTTATACTTCAATGGAAGAGACCACAGTTTCTCATCTAGTAGTTTACGTCGAAGAGTATATGAAGCCGAAGCGGCAAAGGAAAATAATGCAAATCAGGGTTAAAGAAAATTCAAAAGAGTTTGGAAGTTGCGGGTGTGGGCGTAGTCCTACTGGCAAGTGCTGTGGGTGGCACGGCTTAACCGAAGAACAATATAAAGAAGCTCTTGAAAAATATCTAACCAATCAGGAAGATACTAAAGGAGACAGTGTATGAAAATCAAAGAGCTAAAAGAATCAAAGGTCAACGACGATTGGTTTACAGACGGTAGCTTTCAAACTTTTAAAAAAGCAAATCCAGTCCCATACAAACGTGCAATCGAACCCGGATCCATTGAGACGCTAGAAGGTCCTGTAAACTATTCTGCTGGTTACTATATCATGACAGGACCAAAGGGTGAGCAGTATCCTATTACGCCCGAAAAGTTTAAAAGCTTGTACACTGATAATAAAGACGGCACCGCCACTCCTAATAAAATCATGAAGCTAGCAAAGCTTGCTGACCACGATGGTATTGTAAATACTAGCTGGGGAGAACCACTACACTATACCGCTGGCAATGATTACATTGTACGCCACGGGGATGGTGATTACGGCGCTGTCAAAAAAGACATCTTCCACCAAACATACGATACATCACAGGAAAAGAAATGACAACTATTACTATCTACAGCAAAGAACAATGTCCTTATTGCGACATGGCAAAGAATTGGTTTACTAGTAAAAATCTAACTTATACTGAACATAAGATTGGAACAAACGGTTTTACCAGAGAAAATTTATTAGAAGCCGTTCCAACGGCCAGAACAGTGCCTCAGATTATTATTGACGGTGTTTTAATTGGTGGTTGGGATGACTTACGTAAAAGTGAGTTCTATGCTAACGCGAACCAAGGGTAAAGCATTTTCAGCAAAAACTCCCGCCACGTTGTTTACACTTAAAGACATTCGGCGGTGGTTGATTGATAACTGCAAGCAGAGGTGGACCGCAACGGATTACAAAGGTAATTCGTTTAATTGGCGCAAATTATCAAAGGTAGAATCTCCCGGATACTCGGCAAACAAAATGTTTGATATTACCATCATAGTACATTTTAGTAGGCCAGAGGATCTGATGCTATATTTGCTAAGTTGGCCAAGTGAAGTCTTGATTAATAACTAAAAATTTGTTACAATAAACAAATATGACATCCACGTCATTAACTCGGAGAACTAAAAATTGACAAATAAAAACGGAACAGCACTGGAAGCAATGGCAGGCGACGGTGGTTATAAAGAAGAAAAATATCTAGGTAACTATCTTCGTTTTAAAATGAAACGCGATAACAAACGTTTCTGGGCAGGCGATAACATTAGCGAATACTTGAAAGAAGGCGACAAAGAGCGCCTAATTGACGAAGCAACAGAAGCATTTGAATTAGTGCTAGATCGCTTGCTCATTGATCGTGATAACGACCCAAACAGCAAAGGTACTGCAAGACGACTTGCCAAGATGTACTTTAATGAAATCATGGCAGGAAGATATGAAACACCACCAGACGCAACAGCATTTCCAAATGACTCAGCGGACCGTTATGAAGGTATGCTTGTTGTACGTAGTGAGTTGCGCTCTATGTGTAGCCATCATCACCAACCCGTTAGTGGCGTTGCTTATATTGGTATTATTGCTTCTAGCAAACTTATTGGCCTTAGCAAGTATACCCGCATCGCCCAGTGGTGTGCAAGACGAGGTACTCTCCAGGAGGAACTTTGCAATGACATTGCTAGGGAAATCCAAAAGGCAACTGGAGCAGAAAACTTAGGCGTGTATATCCAAGCTACACACGGTTGCTGTGAAAATCGTGGCATTATGGCACACTCTAGTCTTACACAGACTACAGTGCTTAAAGGTTCGTTTAAGGACGATCCTGGTACAAAGAAAGAATTCTTTGACAATATCAAGATGCAACAAGAATTTGCCCCACGGTGATACATGGACAATGATTCCAAGAACAAACTTAAAGATGTTCTAACTGCTATAGATCCTGTTGAGTTTAAATGGGATGAAACCAATATGTCAACTCAAACAGGATTTACTGCTCAAGAAGTCGATTATGCAACAATAGACCTAAATGGAACTTACGACACTATTTCTTTAGGACCTATTAATCCAATTGACTTAGGAAATATAACGATAACAGGTGCTGTTGGCAGTAGTGGCGCATACCTAGGTAGCAACGGCGTGAATGCTTCTACTTGGACCATAGGATCAGGTCAGCCTTCTATTAATATAGCAAACGAGGGCGGCAAGAATTATATTCAAACTAATAAACATAAAATTGATATTGACGAGCTTGCTGATATAATGGAAACCTTAAAGAAGCGTTTACTTGTATTAACACCTAACTTTGAAATGCACGAAAAGTATCCTATGCTAAAAGAATTGTACGACGAGTATAAAGCAATGGAAAAATTACTAAGTGGGCCCGATACTGAAAATGACTGATCGCATAACACTAAACTGGCAAGATGTACAATTTTATGTACAAGAAATACTTCGCCAAATGCAAGCAGAAGGATGGTTCCCAGACTTAATAATGGGAGTTGATCGTGGCGGCTTGCCTGCTAGCACAATGATTAGTCACTATCTAAACCTTCCACATGAAACTGTTAAGGTATCATTACGAGACACAGAAGCAACCGAATCATTACTTTGGGCACCGGAAGATGTTATTGCAGGTCGTAAGATATTACTAGTTGACGATATTAACGATTCTGGTGCAACACAAGCGTGGCTCAAAGCTGACTGGGCCAGTAGTGTAGCAGGTTCAGAGGTTGACTTTGTTAACAAATTTTGGCATACTAGTGTTCGTTGGGCTAGTTTGGTAGAGAATGATTCAAGTTCGGAATCTTCTGACTTTGTAGGCATAACTATTAACAAACATGAGCACGATGTGTGGATTGATTTTCCTTGGGAATCTTGGTGGTCTAGGAGTACATTATGAAAATTGGTTTTAGTCTTGGTCGTTGTATTAGAGATATTGTTAAGGGTGTTGTAAGTTTGGATGACGTTGTTGTTATTGTAACAGGAACTCGAATCGATGATGATGAGCACCTTAAGCTTGTTGTCCAAGAGTACATGTACAGAGAAGACTACCTCTATGGATTAGATGAAACAGAATGCCAAGGAGTAGCCGCTGTACTCTGGCGGGAAGGCAAGTTCCATCAGCCTAGAAAGTTTGGAGCTCACCCACCGCGAGTAAGCGAAATTGCAGTCTGGGGTGATCTAGTTCCATCAGGTGGGTTTGAAGATCCAATGGTACAAGAAGCGTGGCAAACATATCGTGGCATGTTAGGTTTGACTGGCACAAAGCCAGACAAAGAAGAAGTTGAATGGAATTGGAAACGATAAATGACTTATGTTGTCACTGAAGGCTGTATTAAATGCAAATACACTGATTGTGTAGATGTGTGCCCTGTTGATTGTTTTAAAGAAGGTCCTAACTTTTTAGTTATTGACCCAGACGAATGCATTGATTGTGCAGTATGTGTACCCGAGTGTCCTGCAGATGCTATTGTTGCTGACTCGGATATAAGCGCAAGCCAGCATCCATACATTGCTTTAAACGCAGAGCTTAGTAAAATCTGGCCTGTTATTACTAAGAAAAAGGCTCCGCTGGAAAATGCAGATGAGTTTAAGTCTGTTAAAGATAAAGGGCATTTGCTGGAGCGATAATAATGGACTTAGAAAAGCTAATAGATCAAACACAATGCCCTAGACTAAATGAAAAGTACAAGGGCATTGCCGCGTTGCCATTGGATTTGCTGAGATTCGAATTAGATGATCAAGAAAAATTTTGGCAAACATGGGAAGCTAGTAATGCACGAGTTGCAAGACAAAATATTGATAGAGGTGCCGAAGGTACTAAAAATCCTTCCCTAGAACATAGCCAATGGGACGGATTGGCATTGTATGAAGATGAAGTCTTATTAAAAGAGGCCGCGTGGAAAACAAAGGTTTCACCTGACCTTAGATTATCACAACCAAAATATTTTCGCAGAATTTTCAGCGAAATGCCTTTTGCTAAAATTAGATCTGTAAGATTTTGGAGTTCACATACTACTATCCCTGCACACTATGACGGCAATATGCCCGATAGTTTAGATGGAGTGATGCACTTTCCAACAGAAATTCGATTAATGCAGTTTGACCAAAACCCAACTGAAACCTTTTGGTTATGCTCCAGTCAAAAATATAAACCAAACTCAGGACCCATTCCTGATAACGATCGGTACTATGTTAGAATGCCACAGCATACTAATGCTTTTGCATGGAACAATGAAGACTTTTTACACGGTGCAGATTTTGATCCACGATATAGAAAAATTCTTGTTGTAATTAAAGGCTGGGTTGATGTGAATAGGCTTGAAACATTACTTGATCGTAGCATTGAAAAATATCCAGACTACGTAATTCGAACATGACTTCTATTATAATTCAAGGCCACGGGATTGTTGGCCAATCAACAGAACTTTTTTTAAAGAACTTTAATCCTTCGCTGAAGATTGAATTCAACGATCCACCAAAGGGAGAACTACTCGGATTGGAAGTTTGGCAAAGTGCCGACTATCTTTGCATCTGTGTGCCAACAGACTTGGACAATGGATTAGTTATACCCGAGAACTCTACTGCAAACGTTGATGCCGCAATTAACGAAGCAATTGAAAAAGGGTTCACTGGTAAATTTGTACTTCGTAGTACTTCTAATTTAGAGTCGGTTAAAAAATTGTTAGATGTATTTGGCGATAACTTAATCGTTTGGCCTGAATACATTAGAGAATCTTCTTGGAAGGAAGATGCTGTTAATCCTCCTGTAGTTGTATTAGGTGGCAATGCTGACGAGTTTGCTGAACTATTTTCAAGCTATCCGGGCCTAGTAATTATTACTGATCAACTAGAGGCAATGATAGCAAAATTGTCAACAAACACATTCCTGGCAATGAAGGTAATTTTTGCCAATCAGCTAGAACAACTTTGCACCTCACTAGGAGCTTCTTACAACGTAGTAAGCCAATTGCTAGAAAGAGAAGGCAGACTAGGACATAGTCATTGGGCCGTGCCTGGCCCTGACGGCCAGCGAGGATTTGGCGGAAAGTGCTTTCCCAAAGATGTTAAAACATTTGAAGCGGCCCTAGTTAAAGCTGGCATACCAATTGATATGATCTATTCAATTTCTGTTTTAAACAATGTAATGAGGTCCAATGAGCAATAAAGACTGGGATGCGGTGGTCCGTACACTAAGGTCCTTAAAAGAAAAGGATGTAGATGAGCTTGACACCCAATGGCTAATATGCTACAATGATGGTACAAGAAAACTTGTTTTAGATCATTCGCACGATAATCTAGAAGATGTACTACAAGCATTTGAAGACTTTTGCAAAGGTGCCGGATTTATATTTCATGGGTTTGCAATCGTTGATGAAGATGGTATTCCTGTAAACGGACTTAACCCATTAGCAAAGTTGGAAATAAAAGATGAAGATCAAACTGGTTAGCGATTTACACCTAGAGTTTTCTGATGTAAACATTAAAAACGATGAGGGCTGTGAGGTCCTCATTCTTTCTGGGGACATTATGGTCGCCCAGGATCTGCACGACCATCCTGAAATGGATTACGGCATGTACAGCAATGTCAATCTTGCCGACTTAGGTCGTAGACAAGCTAGTGCCCTTCGCTTCCGTGATTTTTTGAAGCGTTGCAGTTTCCAGTTTCCGCATGTTGTGTATGTTGCTGGCAATCACGAATTCTATCACGGCAAGTGGAATCAAACTTTAGAAACACTAGCCAGCGAGTGCGCTAAGTTTCCTAACATCTATTTCCTTGAGCGAGGATACAAGAAAATCGATGATGTTAACTTCATTGGTGGCACTTTATGGACTAACATGAACAAAGGTGATCCACTGACGTTGCATTCTGCTCGTGACATGATGAATGACTTTAGACTTATTCGCAAAGAGTTTGAAGGTTATACTACTCTAAAGCCATACGACACCACGGTGCGTCATCAACAAACTCTTGATTATATCAGGACCATTGTTGCCGAAAGAGGCGATGAAAAGTTTGTAGTTGTTGGGCACCATAGTCCTAGCTTTCAAAGCTGTCACGAAAGCTACAAAGACGATAAACTTATGAATGGATGCTATCACAGCGACCTTAGTGAGTTTATATTAGACCGCCCACAAATTAAATTGTGGACGCACGGACATACTCATCACCCGTTTGATTATGTCATTGGCGAGACTCGTATTGTTTGCAATCCTAGGGGGTATGCAGGTTACGAGGATACTGGATGGAATCCTAATATTGTTATTGAAATTTAAGGAGACTAAAATGATTAGCCTGCAAGATTTTTTTGAAGCAGTTGGTTATCGTATTACCGAGGGCAGTGATTACGGTTGGAATTGCTATGGTGACAAAGTTCATCAGTTGAGTGCATGGAATGGCATACACGGGGCCGGTGGATGGAGTGCTAATGTAATTTTTAGCACAATCGATCAAACCGTATACGAAGTTGAAGTATGCGACTACACCAACGATAGAGCCTATCGCATGATTAATCCTGATTATAAACAAGCATTTGACAGCGAAGTTGAAAGCCGAGGCGAGCTTGGTAATCAGGCCTGGGACGATGTTGATTATGTTGATCTGGACGTAGAAGAAGACTTTCTAGAAAAACTTGAAGCAATCGTGAATGGGCAAATTTACGATACTCGTGTTCAGGTCCAAATAGACTTTAGTGATGACGAGTTGTTCAAATATATGAAGTTAGCTCATGAGCGCGATATTACTTTTAATCAGCTCGTCGAAGAAGCACTAAAGTCGGCGATTGCTAACGCTAAACAAAAAGAATTAGATGACCTTTATGGTCAAGATTTGGGATAAAATGGATAACAAGCTACATGAAGTAATGAACATTCTTTCCGAAGAATGTGCTGAAGTAATTCAAGCAGTTAGTAAGTGTCATCGGTTTGGTTTGGATAACGCCAAGCCAGGTAAACCCCTAACTAATGCACAACACCTAGAAGGTGAAATTGGCGATTTACTTGCTATGGTAGATCTGTTAAAATCTATGGGTATAGTATCAGAAGCAGGACTAGATGCTGCCAAGGGTGCTAAAATCGAAAAACTAAAGAAATGGTCAAACATCTATGAATGAATTTAAAGTAAGCGAAATATTCTACTCAGCACAAGGCGAAGGCCGCTTTGTCGGCGTCCCAAGTGTGTTTTTTAGGACGTTTGGCTGCAACTTTAAATGTCCAGGTTTTGGCCTACCTGCTGGCGAAAAAACTACAGAACCAGATACTATTGGCAAAGAAGTTCATTTGTATAAAACTTTTAACGATTTGCCGTTAGCACAAACAGGATGCGATAGCTATGCGTCCTGGCATCCGGCATTTAAACATTTAAGTCCTACATACTCAGTTGAGCAAAGCATTGATGCTATGCTTGCTCTTACTCCTAATAATAAATGGCTTCAAAAGAATGGCAATGATGTTCACCTTGTTATTACTGGAGGCGAACCCTTGCTGGGCTGGCAACAACTATACCCTGCATTGTTGAGTAATCCTAGGATGCTAGATCTTGAAAATTTAACATTTGAAACTAATGGTACTCAAACATTGCATGATAGTTTCCATCAATACTTGTTTGAAGAGTGGACTCGTTTTGGTAGAGACCGAGACTATCTAACATTTAGTGTAAGTCCAAAGCTCAGTGCAAGTGGCGAAAAGTGGAGCGATGCGATTAAACCAGATGTTGTTGTAGAATATCAAACTCTAGGACATACCTACCTTAAGTTTGTAATTGACAATATTTTAGACTTTAACGAAGTAGACCAGGCTGTTAGCGAATATCGTGCGGCTGGATTCGGTGGCCAAGTTTATGTAATGCCAGTTGGCGGTACAGACAAGGCTTACTTTTCTAACACCAGGCATATTGCTGATGAAGCATTGGCACGTGGTTATCGCTATAGCCCGCGTCTACATGTTGATATTTGGTCCAATGGTTGGGGGAAATAATGAAAGCACAAACACCTGCTCAAGGTATTAGTATCGATAAGGACTTTGGCGACGCACGAGTATTCAATGTGGAATGCGATTGCTCTTCAGACGATCATGCTGTTAAAATGTGGATTGAAGTTCAACGCGATAAAGACATTCCTGATATCGAGGTAAGTTTTTATGTAACTACTTGGACACCTGTTTGGCAGGGGTGGGGTCAACGTTTAAAAGCTGTTTACGAGATCTTGTTCAAGGGTGTACATAAGCAAGAGCATCATATGCTTTTAAACAAGCAAAGTGCCTTAAACTTTGCAGAAGCAATTAAAAATGAGATTTCAAATCTAACAAAACACGCATCTAAACCACTTAATTGATATATAGCAATATGAACACCTGGTCACATCTTTGCGGCATTAATGATAGCTTTACCAACCTTCCAGTTGAGAAGGTGTGTGATAACTGCGGACTAAGTCACCAAGTTCAAGCACTAAGATATCAAGGGTACGATCCAAAGCCATTGATGCCAATTAAGAAAAAAGTAGAAAGTTCGCCGCTTCGTAGGAGAGTGGCTGCTTTGCTACTTCCAAAAGTAACACCTACAACTATTGACGAAAACCAACACGATTACTATGACAGACAAGGTTAATGATATGGAACACGCAAATGCCACAAACCCGTGCCAAGGCATTTGCGTACAAGACGACAACGATTTTTGCATCGGTTGTATGAGAACTACAGAAGAACGTAGTTGCTGGTATGAATACACTGATGCTGAGAGGGATAAAGTTTTAGAAAAAATTGCAATACGAGTGCAAGGCGTCTTTGATGAAAATTAAACTTAACAGAAGAACTGTAGGATATCAGAAATACGACCCTAAAATTTTCAAAGATCCTCCTATGCAGTTAGCTGGACCAGTTAACTCGACGTATTTAGAAAATGTTGCTGTTGCTAGCATAATCCATATATTTCAACCTAAAAACTTTCTAGATCTTGGTTGCTACTGCGGAGCACTGCCAATAATGGTTGAAGACTTATTAAGTCTTTCTGGTAGTGATTGTAGTAACAAAACAGAATGGTACCTATTAGATGATTTTTCTTTGTTAAAAAGTATTGCCGAGTTTAACGAAGCATATGATAAAGACAACCATGTAATTCACGAGACGGTGCATAATTATTGCTTACATTTACGAAATCCAAATTCTAAGGGAGTTCTAAAAAATTTCCCAATTCCTATTGACGGTGAAAAATTAAAAACAGTTATAGAAGGAATTACAAAAATGTTTGGTGCATCATCCCCAAACATTAACAGTATTTCAACAAGCCTTAGCGACCTCCAGGGGACCAAGTTTGACATGATATCCTTTGATCTGTTTGCTGATAGGTATGAAGAAAATTTAAAAATCCTTGAACTGATAGTCAACGAACATTTAAATGAAAAAGGCATGATAGTGCTAGATGATGCATCACCGGATCATCCTGGCCAATTGCTGTTGTTGTTAGATGCTATAAAAACTTTAAATTTAAATCTTATTGCAGTTGCAGGTAAACGAGTAGTTTTAACTAATACTAACATTAAGGAAAAAAATGACATCATTGACAAGATATATAAAATTAGATGTTATGCAAATAACGACAACGTTCACTTTTTTTGGCATCAAGAAGATGCTGGCAAGTATGGTCCAATATTAAAGTTATTACCGGGAAAACTATAACAATGATAAACTGGTTAAAACGATTTTTTAAGAAAAAAACGGTCACTGCTAAGGACATGCATAACAACCCAGAGCCCTGGGTTAATGTTATTAAAGCACACTTAGATCCTAATAACCCAAAACAAGGCTATTTTGAGTTAGAATGGAATCCGGCATTTGTTACTCATCTAATTGCCAACGGATATCGCGGACCAACACCCGAGGAAGTTGTGGATCAGTGGTTCACTGAACTATGCCGTAATGTTGGTATGGACGGTATGGCCGAAGGCTCATTCATTGCTGATGCGGGCCGCGTCGCAACTAACAATAAAACACGAAATCAAGATTGACATCTAGAATAGCTCTTGCTATAATACACACATGAGCTATCTAATCGTTGACGCCGCTAACCTTTTCTTCCGTGCTCGACATGTGATCCGCAATGGTGATCCTGAAGAGCGTGTAGCTATGAGCTACCACATTATCCTTGCTTCTATTCTACGGGAATGGCGTGCCCGACAGGGTAAGCATGTTGTATTCTGCTTTGAGGGCCGAAGCTGGCGCAAAGATGTGTACCTTCCGTATAAGGCACAACGGGCCGAAGCCAGGGCCGCGCACTCTCCCAAAGAAGCCGAAGAAGAAAAACTCTTCTGGGAAGGCTTTGACAAGTTTTATGAATACATTAGCACAAAGACTAACGTAACGGTGCTTCGCAATCCTGTATGCGAAGCAGATGATTTTATTGCACGTTGGATCCAGCTACATCCAAGTGATAATCATGTGATTGTATCAAGCGACACAGATTTTGAACAACTGGTTGCACCTAATGTTCAGCTTTTCAATGGTATTACTGGCGTACTAACAACCCACGAAGGTTACTACGATGACAAAGGTAAGCCTGTCAAAGATAAGAAAACTGGCGAAGTCAAAGCCGCACCGGACCCGCAATGGTTACTCTTTGAGAAGTGTATGCGTGGCGACACATCTGACAACATCTTTAGTGCTTATCCGGGAGTACGTGAGAAAGGCACAAAGAATAAAGTTGGTCTCCGTGAAGCATTTGCCGATAGGGACAACAAAGGATTCATGTGGAACAATCTAATGCTTCAGCGTTGGACCGACCATGAAGGTGTTGAGCATTTGGTGCGGGACGACTATGAGCGTAACAAAGCTATTATTGACCTAACTGCACAACCCGAACACATCAAAGCTATTCTGGATCAAACTATTGCTGAAGCTGTGCAGAAGGAGCGTAATCCTAGCGTAGGCCCTCATTTTATGAAGTTCTGTGGTAAGTATGGATTACAGAAGGCTTCAGATAATGCTCAACAACATACTCAATGGCTGGCGGCCACTTATAACTAAACTTGCAATCGTATGCATTTTGCTATTTTTACTGGCAAAATGCATACCTGTTTTGGCCGCTGTTGCAGTTGATAGCAAGTGGACATGCGGATCAACTAAAGAAGTAATTGAAACTTTATCCCAAGCTGGCGAAGAAATAATAGCAACAGGCTCAGTTGAAGAAGTACTTTTCATGACTTTTTGGGCAAATAGAGCTACTAAAGATTGGACACTTGTAGTAACAGGCAAAGAAAACGCAGAAGTTAGTTGTGTTGTTATACACGGAACAAAGTTACGCAATCAATCTTCTTCAAGAATGTCTGTTTAAATCTACTCATTAAATACGCACTTTTGCTAAATAAGTGCATGAGTAGACCAAAGCCAACTATTATACTTTCTAATACAAACCCTCGCACATATAAAAGCGAAGAAGTTCTTGCGGCTGATGCAATCTATGCCGTCTTTTACAAAGACAAGCCTATAAATTTACGTACACTGAATAGTTTGGTCTCATATCCAGGCCCTAAGTATAAAAAGGTTAGCTTCTCTAACCCAGGACATGCGTTTAACCTGTCCGACCGTTTGAATAAAATGTTCAAGACTACAGATTTTAGTGTAGTTGAACTCAAACAAGGTCGCAAAATTAATGAGTCAGGAACTAGCTTTAAAGATAACTGAGTACCTAACTCAGTATCCCATTCCCCATATTTGGGAATCGACCAAAATAACACCTTATACGGTGTTTAAAAACTATCAACCCGGCAAACAAAAAGGCTTACGTTTAACTACATTTGGCTGGGAGTTAATGAAGCCACACTTTCGCTATTGGTCCTATCAGATGCCCCCAGGCTGGAGTCCAAAACCAGGGCATTTAATAGGGCTTGAGCAACACCTAGACTGGCCTTACTATCACGGTGCCGGTTACTTCCGAATTTTTGGCGAGCAGGATGCAATGGAAATCCGTCTAGTAAACGACGACATTATTCTTTGGTTAAATGGCCTTAGTCGCAGGGCGCAAGGAAGAGGTTAGTTGTTTACTTCTCTCCAATAGTGCATTAAAGCAGTAATAACAATACCAATAAAGACAGCATATGCCAAATTGAACGCAAATGTACTAGCTGTAACAATTAACATTACAGCTGAATCTGGTTGGTTCAATCTTAAACTTTTCCAATCAAATGTATGATAGCATACAACGCACATCACGCCCACTAATGCGGCCAGTGGTATGTTTTCAATAATAACGCTAGCAAATAAAATATAAGCCAAAATGCACAAAGCCTCTACTACTCCTGCTAAACGGTGATGGCCGCCTGCTTCTAAGTTAATAACAGTTTGCCCAATCATAGCGCAGCCTCCCATGCCACCAAATAATCCTGTTAGGATATTACCTGCTCCTTGTGCTATGCTTTCTTTGTTTGGCTGGTTTGTGCCACCGATGGTTTTATCAAC